GGTCTATATGATATGCAAGAGTTGATTGCATTCTGTGCTCGGGTTTCTAATCCCAGCAATCAATTCAATACCGAGACCTCTGAGAAGTTAATTAAGTATTTGATTAAGAATAAGCATTGGAGCCCATTGGAGATGGTATCAGCATGTGTAGAGATTGAGACTACAAGAGATATTGCACGACAGATTCTACGTCACCGTTCATTCAGTTTCCAAGAGTTTAGTCAGCGTTATGCTGACCCAACTAAGGATTTGGATTTTGTGATTCGTGAAGCACGCCTGCAAGATACTAAAAATAGACAAAACTCTATTGAAATCAACTTACAGAATGATGACCAACGCCGCATTGCCTATCAATGGGAACAACAGCAGAAACTGGTCATTGAGGCGGCTAAGAATGCTTATTCGTGGGCAGTAGACCATGGTATTGCCAAAGAACAGGCTCGTGCTGTTCTACCTGAGGGCAATACTATTAGTAGAATGTATATGAATGGAACTCTGCGGTCATGGATTCACTACATAGAACTCAGAGCTGAAAACGGCACACAAAAAGAACATAGAGATATTGCGAAAGCAATCGGTCAGATTATTGCTGAGGTATTTCCTTTGGCAGATGAAATCGTAAAATAATAATAAATTGGAGTAAAGATGAAAGATATCGTTCACGGTATAGAGGTTGACTATTCTCGGGATGGTTTGTTTGATGAGTTGGGTATCAAACGCCTACAAGAGAGTTACATGAAAGAAGAAGAAAAGTCACCACAAGAAAGGTTTGCGTATGTATCAAAGGCGTTTGGGTCTAATCCAGAACATTCGCAAAGATTGTATGAATATAGCAGTAGACATTGGTTGTCATATTCTACTCCTGTGCTCAGTTTTGGGCGTAGTAAGCGTGGCCTTCCTATATCATGTTTCTTACCTTATCTACATGATAGTGCTGAAGGCTTGGTTGATTGTTTGGCGGAAGTAAATTGGCTCAGTATGCTGGGCGGAGGAGTTGGAATTGGAATTGGAATCAGGTCTACAGATGATAAAAGCGTTGGCGTTATGCCTCATCTTCGCACTTATGACGCTAGTAGTTTGGCATACAGACAGGGGCGGACAAGGCGGGGGTCTTATGCTGCTTATCTTGATATTTCTCATCCCGATATTCTTATCTTTTTAGAGATGCGTAAACCAACAGGCGACCCTAACATGCGTTGCTTGAATTTGCATCACGGTATCAATATCACCGATGACTTTATGAAGCTCATTGAGAACTGTATGCTTGACCCTGAGGCTGATGATTCATGGGAACTAAAAGACCCACACAATAGTGAGGTGCGTGAAGTTGTATCTGCTAAAGACCTTTGGCAACGTATCTTAGAAATGCGTATGCATACAGGTGAACCATACATCCACTTTATTGATACAAGCAATCGTATGATGCCAGAGTTTCAAAAGAAACTAGGCCTAAGTATTAAACAATCTAATTTGTGTAGTGAGATTATATTACCGACTGATAAAGACCGTACTGCTGTATGTTGCTTATCGTCACTTAACTTGGAGTATTATGATGATTGGAAATTTGACAAACTTTTTCTTCGGGACGTTGCTGAGATGCTTGATAATGTTCTCCAGTATTTCATTGATAATGCTCCTGACAGCATATCGAGAGCAAGATATTCAGCTAGCCGTGAACGCTCTATTGGTATTGGCGCCCTCGGCTATCATGCTTATCTACAAAAGAATTCAATCCCGTGGGAATCAGCATTGGCGACAGGCCGAAACATTCAAATCTTCAAATACATAAGAGAACAATTAGATGATGCAAATATCCAATTGGGTACCGAAAGAGGCGAAGCACCCGATGCGGCAGGTACTGGACGCCGTTTCTCTCATATGCTTGCTGTTGCTCCTAACGCTTCTTCTTCTATCATTATGGGTAATACTTCTCCCTCTATTGAGCCCTTACGTGCGAATGCGTATCGACAAGATACTCTCAGCGGCTCATCGTTGAATAAGAACAAATGGTTGAATAGAGTTATTGAAAAACATCTTGCTGGTGATGGAGATGTAGTATCACAAAATGACTACAATGACATTTGGTCTTCAATCATTGCAAACGATGGCTCAGTCCAACATCTTACATGGTTGTCAGATTGGGACAAAGATGTGTTCAAGACCTCAATGGAAATTGACCAACGATGGGTTATTCAACATGCAGCTGATAGACAACAGTTTATTGACCAGGCTCAGTCATTGAACCTATTCTTTAGACCTGATGTAAATGTAAAGTATTTACATGCAGTCCATTTCCAAGCATGGAAACAAGGACTAAAGACATTATACTATTGCCGTAGTGAGAAGTTAGCTAAGGCTGATAAAGTATCAAAGCGTATTGAGCGCCAAGTTATTGAAGAAATTAATTTAAAACAATTGGCATCTGATGAAGTTGTATGCCTTGCATGTGAAGGATAAAAAATGAAAAAAGTTATTAGATTTACCGCCTCATGGTGCGAACCATGTAAGATGTTGGCTAAAACATTAGAAGATGTACAAACCAATCTACCAATTGAAATTGTTGATATCGATAAAGATTCTAATACTGCAATTGAATTTGGTATTCGTGGTGTACCAACCATGCTGATGGTTGAAGATGGTACTGTATTGAAACGATTAGTCGGTATGAAGACTGCAAAAGAATTACAAGAATGGTTTAATGGGTAATGAGTTTTTTAGTAGCAAACTTACCACCAATAAAGTGTTTTGTTCGTAGAGAATTTTTATATGACTTTGAAAAGGGTCATGGAGAACTTGAACCGTGTTGGTGGATATCAATAAAATCTCAACGTAGCCAAGCATTCCGCATTGAAGCATATTTGAATCAGTATGGTGCTTTGTATGATAAATTACCATTACATGCATATTGTTGGAAGCCAATAGAAGGTAAACCATATCCTTTAGATTTCTTACAATTATGGAACAGCATGTCTTACGATATCACTGTGATTAGAAAAGCAATGATATCAAACATGCGTTGTAAGATTAAGATGAAAGATGGATCTTGGTTAGAAGGAGAATACCTTTTTACTGTTGATTCTGCACATCCAGATTTTAATACTATAGATTGTGGACATAGTGAAGATGTTGAAGACCACAAATCTTTTAACTTCATTAAATGCGACAATGGCCAATTTGCCGCACAACCAAATAATCGTGTTGTTATTTTGGAACCAGCATCTAACCCCAAAAACATGAAGATACCAGATTTTAATGTTGCTACTACTAGATGGAATGTTGAGATGGATCCAAAGTGGGACTACGGACTGCCAGAAAACAAATGGCGAATGAATGAATAAGGAAATAAATGATTAAGAAAAAAGAATCCAATTTAACAGAGACACGCAATAGTTTTAAACCATTTAACTATCCGTGGGCATATGACGCATGGTTGAAACATGAACAATCACATTGGTTGCATACTGAAGTGCCAATGGCTGAAGATGTGAAAGATTGGAAAAAGAAACTATCTACAAGTGAGAAAGAGTTTTTGACCAATATCTTTCGTTTCTTCACACAAGGTGATATTGATGTGGCAGGCGGTTATGTAAAGAACTATCTACCATATTTCCCTCAACCTGAGGTTCGTATGATGTTGATGGGCTTTGCGGCTCGTGAAGCATTACACATTGCTGCCTACAGCCATTTGATTGAGACTCTTGGCCTGCCTGATACCACGTACAACCAATTCATGGAGTATCAGGAGATGAAGGACAAACATGATTATGTCATGGACATTTCAGAACAGAATTCAACTAAAGAAAACACCGCAACACACATTGCCGTGTTCTCAGCCTTTACTGAAGGTATGCAGTTGTTCAGCTCATTCGTTATGTTGTTAAACTTCCCACGTACAGGCAAGATGAAGGGCATGGGTCAGATTGTTACTTGGTCTATTGTTGATGAGACAATGCATGCCGAGAACATGATGAAATTATTTAAGACATATATACAAGAGAATAATGAAATCTGGAATGATGGCTTGAAATCTAGAATCTATGCCATTGCAGAGAAGATGGTTGAATTAGAAGATAGATTTATTGATTTGGCTTTTAGTAGTGGTGAAATGGAAGGTCTTACAGCTGATGAGTTGAAGAAATATATTCGTTACATCGCTGACCGTAGATTGATTGGACTTGGCATGAAGGGCATTTTCAAAGTTAAACGCAACCCATTACCATGGGTTGAAGAAATGATTAATGCACCAACTCACACCAATTTCTTTGAGAACAGGTCAACAGATTATGCTAAGGCTGCACACACAGGCACTTGGGATGAGGTGTGGGCTTAAATTCTGAAACAAACGATTCTTTCATAGAAGAAAGAAGAACCATTTGTAACACCTGTGAACATCGTAAAGATTTAATAGGGGTTTTGCCTGTGTGTGGTATGTGTAATTGTGCCATATGGGCAAAAACACAATTTAAAAGTGTCAATTGTCCAGTGGGCAAATGGCATGGGATTAAAGAAAACAATAAAAAGGATTAATATGAAAAAATTACTAGTTATCGCACTTATGGTGCCTTTCATTGCGTTTGCTCAAGGCAAACAAAAACCTGGCGTGACCTATGATACGGTCCTGACCAGAGTGATTGATGGTGATACAGTTGCGTTTCAAGCCAATTTTCTACCTGACCCACTAAAGAAAGAACTTAGCATTCGTGTATTTGGTGTTGATACACCTGAGAAAGGCCATCGTGCAATGTGTCCTAGTGAAGCTGCAAGAGGTGAGGCTGCAACTGCTTTCACTAAGGCTGCCGTTAATGCTTCAACTAAACGCCAAGTTGTTCTAATGGATTGGGACAAGTATGGTGGCCGTGTATTGGGTGATGTATTGCTTGATGGTAAAAGTTTGCGTCAAATGTTAATCACAAATGGATTTGCCCGTGAGTATTATGGCGAGGCAAAACAAAGCTGGTGTAACTAATGGCTACAATTCATCACACATGTAACAACTGTGATTCTGAATTTACAATTAAATATGATGTAGAAAAATGTGAAGATGATCCTCATTTCTGTCCGTTCTGTAGTGAATATATACTAGAGAGCGATACAGAAGATGAGGATGATTAATGTGGTTGTATAACGATATAGAATTTACAGAAGATATGATTGGTGGCCATTTCGGATTCATTTACGAAATCACCAATCTAACGAATAGCCGCAAGTATGTGGGTAAGAAATTATTCACACG